GATTGTTACTTGGTCTGTGCGAGATGAAAGTCTTCACGTTGAAGGCATGAGTCAACTATTCCGTACATATATTCAAGAGAATCCAGAACTATGGAATGACGATCTAAAGTATGAAATATATTGTGCTGCAGAGCGTTCCGTAGAACTAGAGGATGCTTTTATTGACTTGTGTTTTGAAGGTGCTGATGTACCCGACCTTACACCAGAAGATGTGAAGCTGTATATTCGATACATCGCAGATCGAAGACTACTAGGATTAGGTTTGAAAAAGATTTTTGGCAGCGATAAAAATCCTTTAGACTGGCTAGATTATATGTTGAACGGCGTAGAACACGCTAACTTTTTTGAAAACAGAGCCACTGAGTACTCAAAAGCGAGTACAACCGGAAACTGGCAAGATATATTTAAATAGGAAATAAAATGACAGAAGAAGTAAATACCTTCACGTTTAATAATACTGAATATTCTTTTGATGACGTGAGTGATAAAGCAAAATACTTTGTTCAAATTCTTCAAGATTTACAATTGGAAGAGTTAAAAGCAAGGAAAGATCTAGATAAAGCTACGGTAGCATCTCAATCTTTTTCTAACCTTTTAACACAAGAGTTAGAGTCTAAGGATACAAAAGAAGAAAGTTAAGAAAAGGGGCGAAAGCCCCTTTTTTATTAAACTAAAGTAAAGGTTAAGGATTGTAAAGATGCACAGTCTACTCCATAGTATATATCAACATAATCACCTGCAGAAAGACCAGTTATCGTTGGCGACAAAGCATGGTAGGTTGCGTTGGTAAGAGTACTACCACTTGTTTCAAAGTAGCCATAACCACTGTAGCTGCTGCCATTATAATTTGCGGCTATATTGGAAAGTCTCCCCGTAAAAGTACTACCGGTAATAGTGTTAGAAGGTTTTATAACGAATCTACCATTATTTCCACTACTTGCCGCAGCATAGTGAGTTGTAGGCATAGATGTTTGCGTGGAACTTTGTCTATTAACGCTACGCCATAAGTTTGTGTTACCTACTATTTGAACAGGAATAAAGTTACCATTCCAATCTATCCCTGCGAATTGAGCATCCCCTCTAAAAGATGTCGCATTCCCATCCCGTTGCCCTCTGATATGGACAGCATAGCTACCTGAAGTTTGTACAGTGAGTCTTAATCTTCTCCACCAGGTAGTACCAGTTATCTGAGCATTTGAGTTAGAGACAGTACTAGCGGTGGCCGGTATTACAGTATCTGTATAAGTGTCTGAGTTAGCAGTATATGTAATACCTATTCCAAGAGGGTTGCTTACCCCGCCTGCAGAGGCACCATAAAAGTCGGATATTGCAATTGTGCCCGTCGACTGTCCTCCCAAAGACCTAACATCTGTATCGTTTAAAGAAATCTGGTCAGTTGCTGCATTACCTAGCTCTAAATTAATAGACCTATCAGCAGTACTTCCTCCCATAGATAATGAGCCACTACTAGCAAGTGTCACTCTTCATCTCCCATTTCCCAAGGATTTTCCTGTCTCATAACAGGCACCTTGGACTTAGCGATGTCATCTGCAATATACCCCTCTATTTTTGCTACTTCATCTGCTCCTAAAAAAGTTTTTACCCAATTAAGTGCAACCTCTTTCGTTACATTCGCCCATTCAATATAATTTTCAGAAGCAGGGTCTGACTCGACCTCTGCCTCACCATATCTTCTACCTCGATGAAGTATCTCTCTCATTCCTGATTGTTGTATTTCATAGTCCGAAGCTTCCCAATGTAATTTAATTATTTCTCCTGTAGAGACATTAGCTTCGGTAGATAGTATTGTCCAAGTTACTGCCATGATTATTCTCCTTCGTTTAATCTTTTTTCAAGTATTTCAACTTTTTTTGTTAATTCTTTTACTGCTTCAATTAATAAGGGAGTTAACTTATCGTAATGTACGCTTTTATAATCTTCCCCAAATGCATCAGTACCTACGGCAGACTTTGTAACAATTTCAGGTAGTACTTCTTCAACCTCTTGCGCAGAAACACCAACTTCTAGGTCTGTATTATCTACACCCAAAGAGTGTGCTAAAGCGTTAGGTTTATAGTAGTATCCTGTGAGCTTATTTACTTTCTCAAGGGCATCTGGTATGGCACCTTTTAAATCTTTTAGTCTTTCGTCGGAATAATACGCTGTGATATTGCCTGTGGCAATAATATCCCCAACCACATGAAGTTTTTGTGCAGGGTTAGTTGTACCTAGACCAAAATTTCCATTAGTATGAAATCTTCCTTTCTCTCCTCCAGTAGAAAAATCAAAAGCAAGGGCGGCGATAGCGCCAGGCCCCCAATAAGACATAATCTTATTAGTACTCAGATAGTGATGCAGAGACAAAATTGTAGTGCTACCACTACCAGCTGGGGTATTCTTCATTAGTATTCCGCTGTAATTGCTATTCAGCGCAGTTGCATTACTTTCTACTATTAAGGGTTTGGTAGTGCTTTTAATCCTAGTTTCGCACGTGCCGCTACCGACTTGTGATGCCGTGTGTCCAATGGTAGTTAATATGTTGCTCCCAGAAGAAGGAACGCCATTACTAATATTAACATTACTGCCTAAAGTATTTGGATTAATCGTAACAGTCTGATTACAGCCGGTACCCCCTATTGTAATAACCTGAGTTGTACTACTACCGCTGCCGTGATTTCCAATATTAATAGACTGAGTACGGGTAAGGCCAGAGGATGTTGACCCAATGTTAATTGTCTGACTAACTTGAGACCTTCCAAAAGTGACTGCACCAGCCTGATAAGTGCCTCCTATTGTAATAGGGTTAGCGCTGTTATTGCCGTGCTCAATAACTGTATTACCATATATAGTAGTACTACTAACATTAACGGTTGAACTGTTGCTACCGATAATAGTAGTATTGGAGGAGCTTTGCGCTGTAGAGTTGGCTATCTTAACTACTTTTATACCTCCCGCCCCTGCATCACACCCAATTTTAACTGTTTGTGTGTTCGCACTAGGGGTGGGTACTGTAGCAGCTGAACCAATACTAATAGTGTTGGTCTGAATAGAGTTTCCAAGAGTAATATCGCTGTTTGTTACATCTAAAGCAGTAGTAGTACCTTGTTTTATAGTCTGACCATTTAACTCTAAGTCAGTACTAAGTTGAGGAGCTAAATCATCTTCTAACGAGTCTCCCGAGTCAAGAGCTACGTAAGGCTCTTGAGCAAAACTTTCAAAAGTAATTTGTTGATTATCAGGTAGACTTTGGGTAGTAGTAATTGTTACAGTACCTGTTAAACCTCCGGCGCTTAGCGTACCATATGTAATACTTGCAATCTTAGGTGTGCCGACAACATTCTGACCTGTTAATATCGCTCCTATTTGTGGTTTTTCTCCATAAAGAGCGTCGAAGTTAAAGGTAGTGGAGGTTGTAGTAGCCCCGTTTACCCTGCCAACTGATCTATACTTAAACACTTTAGAAACTATAACATCTTTTCCTGTATCTAATGTAAAGTTTGATTTTTTTATAGGTCTATTTGTAAAAACAATATCATCTGAAGTATTTATAAGTAAGGTATTATCGTCTGAAATTTTATAAACTTTAGTACCATACTCGATATTAAGAGCTTGAGTACCATTACCCGCACTAGTAATATTAACATGAAAACTATCAGAACTCTGATGCGCATCCTCACTAGACAAGGCTAGTTTTATAGTATTACTATCTATGCTTCTAATAAAGTATTTAGTACCTACCTCTAACCCTGCGGCAGCACTAGCACCCACTCCCAACCCATATACAGCAGTATCTCCAGTATTAAAACCGTGATTGTTTATAGTAATTTCGTTAGTGTTTGTATCTACTTGAACATTACTAAACACTTCATAATCATCAACACCTACAAAATCTCCGGGCTTTAGATCCGAAGTATAATTTGCAGTAATTGTGTGCGTTTGTCCTACACCAACACCAGTAAAAGATAGTTCAGTACCAGCAATCGCATTATCATAAGTATCTGCGAATTTTAATGAATTACCATCACTAGCAGCAATAATGAACACCCTTCCTGGATACTTGAAAGTACTGACACTAAATTGGATTTTAGATCCAGATATTTTTGAAGTACCCAAACCTAAACCGGTAAAAGTTATAGCGGTAGTAGTCGAACGATCTCTTAACTTAAAAGAGTTATTATCTACTTTTTCTATCTCTAAAAGAGAGCCATCGCTTAAAGGAGCTATTGCTGTACCTCCTCTAGCAACGTTATACGTTATATAATCTCCGGTTTCGTACCCGTGATTCTGGTAAATAATTTTATTATTAGCAACATCAACTACACTAGAGTCCCCCGCTAAAAATTCTATACCAGTACCGGCAGTATACACAGCTGCATCTCCTGTTTGGAATTTATGGTTAGGAATTGTTATAGCATTGGTAGTTGTATTAACTATTGAAGAAGAAGACCCATCAAAAATTACAGTATTTGCTGTAATTTTTGACGTTTTGCTCCCTTTAGAAGCACGACCATCTATAGATACTAGACCTTGGTTATTAACCTCTTCATTACCTGTACCTGCATCGTACCAATAAGAAGAGCTTAAAGTTGAACCTTTTTTATATTTTAAAAGTTTCAACCTATCTATGGGGTCGTCTGCATCCACTACTATATAATGCTGTTTGGGGTCAAAAAAGCCTTGGTTCGAGCTAGGCGGGCCATTATATAATGCATAAGTATTACCGCCATAACTTGCTGCATAATTTTTGAATTTTTCGTAGTTTTCTTCTAATACTTCAATAGTTTTATAGACTCTTTTGTAAATAGATAGACTATAACCCGTTTCTGATTCTGCACCAAGTCTCAGCCATGTTAAAGCGTCCGCAGAAGTAATTTTACCATCTTCAGTTAAGTCTAAGAGAGCGTAACCTCCATAGTCTTGAAGTAGTAATGCTCTCAATTCTTCGTTATCTGTCCAGGCGCCTACAGCCTGATTTAAAGCTATATTACTTAAAGCTATCAGATTAACTGAGCGGCTAGTTATTGATGAGACAGGTAAATTACTAATATCCTGCTTATAAGTAGAGTCTGCCGTACCTTCATTAATGATACTAGGTGATCCGTCTTGAGGAGGCGAGACCTTATATTTTGAATTTTTAAATTGAAATGTTGCCATTATATTACTATCTCCATTCCTTTATCTGATGTCCCACCTGCATGAGCTGCTTCTGGGAAATAACCAGCTTTACGATTTCTAAATCTTGCGTTTACTTCAAAGTTTCTTCTTACTGCTAAGGACTTTACTCCGTTTGGACCTACTGTTCTTACTTGTACTTCATACTTTCCTGGCTCAACATTTTTAAATGTAAAAGAGGGCGAAGAGTTTGTATGTGACACTAATACAGGCGAAGGGCTGTTGGGGTCTGGTATATTATGGGTTATTTCCACATAAGGAGCACCTTGATAGTGTATATCTTTTTGTTGTTGTGTAGTTGTACCATCTGGCTGAGTAACCTCAACAAATTCACCTTGAGCAGGTATATAGTAAATTTTAACATCTTCAAATTCCTCATGTTCGGTTAAAAGTACGGAAATCCATGCATCTTCTGGAGGAGGAATAATATCAGTAGACTTAAAGGTTCTGGTAAGTGGCTCACTTACATATGTATTAAACTGTTCTTCTATAGAATCGAATTTAGCATCATAGTGCTCGACCGCTGATATCTCATAATGATTATTAGCATCTTGAGACATAGATAAAACTTTATACTCTTTTCCCGACCCTTCTATAACAGCTCCGCCCGCCGATTTTTCTGTAAGTACCCAGATATCTTCTCTTAAAGGTGTCTGTGAAAGTGGTTCAGACAACACAATAGAAGATTGCGAACCTGTACCTGTTGTTGTTTTATCAACTGTACGTGTCTCTACTCTAAAATCTTCTTTCCAGTTCAGAAGTAAACCTTCTGAAGAAGACGCCGCATCTCTAGCATTAGATGCTCTTTCCGAAGTATTTATATCTGTATAAACAAGAGTGCCCACATCTATATAAGCCTTATCTACTATATCACCTCGAACATAGTTATTAGTAAAAGTTAGAGTTACTAAACTAAAAGCTTGACCAATTAACTCACTAACAGTTATAGTCGTAGAGTTTACAATATCTGTAATTTTTGTTCCATTCGGAATAGTTCCACCTGTAACACCCATACCAATCTTTAGGTCAGAAGTAGAGGGGACAGTTACAGTAACTGTACTTGAGCCTGCAGTACAAAGAGCAACATCAAAAGCTATACTTGCTGAATCTTGTGCAAGAAATGCAACAGGCTTTTGAATAAGTATACTTAACTCATAATTATTAGCCCCATCTATTGTTACAGGAGCATCTAAAGGTATTGTAGAGGTATTTAATGTTCCCGAATTAGAGAGACGTCCACTGTATCTTACAGCATTTCTATCAGAGTCTTGCACTAATATAATATCTCCAGGAGTTATATAAGATCCATTAATACCAGTTGCAAAACTAACAACCTCTTGTTGATTTTCTGCTGTCCATAGTTTCCACCGCCCGTATCTAGTCGCCTGACCTTCCGAAGTACATCCGTATGCTATAACATTTTGACTGATTAAAACACCTGACTCAGCTATTTGTCTACGATTTTCAACAATCAAAGGTTCTAGTTCATAGTTATTATCAGGGTTATTCCACTCTACAACCATTTGATTAGCTCTGGTCTTAGACCCTGTACTTTCATAACTAAAAGCCCCGTCTATAACATTAGCTTTTGAAAAACTATAGATAGGCCCTGAAGGAGAGTCTTGAACAGGAAATATTTGTCCGTTTAAGTAATACATGATAGTTACAAAATTACTAAGAAGGTCTTTCATAACTTTATATGCGTCTGTTGATTTCATAAGGTAAGCATTTAAGGTGTATCGGGGCTCAGTGCCTCCTTTACCGTCATTTACTTCTTCATCACAGTATTTTCCAATTCTATATAACGCATATTTATCTATATCAGTTTCTTTTATAAAATCCCCTAACCCATATCTATTATTAGTAACTAAGTCATAAAATATCCAGGCAGGGTTATTGGTATACACAAACTTTCTAAAAGTACCGTCCCAATCTTGAGGCCTTCCTGAGTCATAACCATTTTTTCTAGTATACTTTGCTGAACCTCCGCTCTCCTCTCTAGTAATATAGTTTGAGGGAACTTTCACTAACATGCCTCTACAATGATAAGAACGTGTAGGAACATTCTGAAAAGATTTTGAGCTAAAAGATACTTTAGCCACCGATGTCAGTGGGTATATCATTTTTTCTTTAAAAATAGTAGTTACAGAAGCTATACTCCCTTTTGTAACATTTGTGAAATCGGGATTTCTTCTGCCTATGTTTTCATAACCAGGGTCATCATCTGCATCTTGTCTTTCTATCTTTATTTTAAAATCTGAAAAAGGTCTAAAAGGGGTCAGGTCTAACGTCTCTTCGAAGCTTACTGAATTACTAAAGTTCCCTTGATGTAGTACTTCAGTAGTATATACAGATCCAGAAAATGCTCCACCAGCTTCGGGTTTTAAAGAGACACTCATAACATAACGTATATGAGTTTTTTTATCGCGACCCTTATAGTCAATACCTTTAAAACCTCCTGGATAATCCCATCTAATTCTTATCTCGTCAGCAACTTCTGCCTGAACACTGGAAAGGTTGAATCCTGCAGAAGAAATGCCTTGAAGTTCTATTGGAGCTTGGGAACCTCCAAAATTACTTTGATTTGTTTGAGCTATCGATAAATTTAATGTATTAGTTACCGCAGAGGAACCTATGCCACCCTCCCCTACTAAAGGGGGTTGGTCTATTAGTCCCGGTCTAAACTGTGCCTGTATTCCTGTTGTTGCTTGAGTTTCTCCGGCTTCTGACATTCCTCCAATAACTTCTGATTCTGTAAAATCATAACCTATATCATCAAAAGCTTTTTCGTTTGATTGTATTGTATGGCTTGCTCCCGAGCCATCAGACAGAGTAATAGAAGTACCAGAAAAAGCTGCCTCCCTACTCGAAGCTAATTTAATAGTGGTTGCGCTCTCTTTTATAACATAGTAACTAACAGTATCTGGAGTAATACCTCCTACCGCAGTGCCTCCTCCGGTACCGTAGAATATTCTATCACCTGTGACCAATTCATGGTTAGAGGGGGACAGTGTGATAATGTTATTAGCTACATCAGCGGCAGCATCGAAAGTATATTCTGTAGAATATGCCCAGCTCTCTGTTAAAGTGAGATCGTATGTTGAAGAGCCGTCTGAGTTTGTGGTTGGGGCAGATATATCTTTAACCTTTACAATTTTATCTATATAAAGACGTAGGCTATCAGAGCCCTCAAATTCCTTATAAGCAGTTGTAGTCTCCAACCAAGCAGACCCAGTAAAATGGCTTATTTGGAACTCTATTGCTGTAGAGGAAAAATCAAAAAATATTCCTGTTTTTATACTTCCAGTAGAGGTATCTTCTATTCTTGCGGGTTTATATTCTCCTGGCTGGCGCCTGTAGTTGGGACCTGTATTTATTGCTTTTGTACTGACCGCGTGTGTAGGCCACCAATTACTTGCACCGTTTCGATCTTGAATCTTCCAGCTAGAAAGTGTTTTATTGAAACCAGACCCCTTTGCACTAATACTACTGTGTTCACAAGGAATACCTTCAAGGTCTCGAAGCACCAAAAATCTAGGGGCATCTATGTTTGGATTCATTTCTAGCGTATCATCAAAAAGAGTAATTTTAACTGTATTACTACCATTTCGCACTTCCGCGGTTGCAAACTCTCTAGAGTAACCTTTTTGCCCATATTTTTGTTCTGTTTGTCGAATATCGTCTAAAAATATAGAGGCTACCCCATCTACTAACCCATATATTGGGCCTTCAGAAATAACATCTGTAGCGCTGATTGTTTGTACCTCGGAAGAGGATGAGTATCTTTGTTTTAAAGTATCGGTCATATTATTATCCTACAGATTTCTTGTTTGGTTCTACAATAGAGAGTGAGCCGTCATATTCTATAATAGTAGTTGGGTTTACAAAAGTTCCGTTTATAATATCAAAATCTATTAATCTGCCTGGAACTCGAAGCTCTCCATATAAAATGGGTACAGGGTCTGTTTTAGTACTTGGACTTTCCGAACCGTTAAAAAGATAGTTATCCGGAGAGTCTGAATCGGTAGAGGGGTCAGGAGCTAGTACTTGAGAAATACCTGTCATAGCTAAATTCACTGCCATCATACCAACCATCTTACCTCCGGTGGCTTCAAGGCCGGCTTTTAAAAGTTCTTTAAAACCCGCATCTGCTCCAAGTCCCGGTGCACCTGCTCCCATCGCAGGAAGTACTAACATAGTCAAAGCAACTGCCGCCAAAATCTTTGAAATTCCGCTTTTCGAACCAGCAGGCACTATAGATACAACAATATCGCCTTCTTTTAAGGTTTGTAACATACCCTCTTCATCTAAATCTTTTTCTAAGTATTTTACGTTTAAATCTATACCCTTATCTACGCAGTCAACAAGATATGACTTAAATTCTGGTCGATTTGCGTAAATACACCGAAAAACGTCAGCGCCTGTAGAAGTATCCATTTTGAATCTTTCTCCAAAACGTTCCGCAAGTTCTCCTTTTAAATATACATTACGCATCATATCTATAAACTCCAGTTATATATTTTTTCCAAAAAGGATACAGATTCTCTCTACAAGACATTCTGTTTTCCGCATGATGATAAAAAATATCATCTCCTAAGTAAACTCCACAATGGTTTCCAATAAAAGAGTTTATACTAAAAATAATCAAATCTGCCTTCTGTAGGGTATCTGCCTTTTTAAAGCCCCAAGTACCTATATACTCTTCTGTAAAATAGTCTAAATCTTTTTCCCACCAATCATCTTCAAATAGGGGGCGATTGGGTATTTCTAGACCTTGTTCTATATAATAATCCTTTGCAGCTTCAAAACAATCATTTACACCAAATTCATAGACTCTTCCATATAAGTGTTTTTTCGTACTCTTGGGTTCCAGAGTGTATACATCCATACCTGGGTAACTAAATATATAATATTTTATTCCTGTAGCATTACAATAGTTTATATCGCTCTGGCTAGGCTCGCAGGAAGCATCGGGATGGCTATGAACTACTGCTACTATATCTCCTTTTAGAGAAGCTTCTATGTATTGCTGAGAGTCTACTACAAAATCATCTTCCCCAGAAGCTACATTATTGCAAGGAACCCATTCAAGTTTTCCTTTTACTACTACCAATAAACCACAACCTTCTCTAGGGTACCACTCTTCAAAATGTTTTTCTATTTCTTCTATAAAAGGTATCATTAATATTTGTCCGTACCAATAAATGAGCCAAAAGGTAATGCTTTTGAGGATATCTTAATACTAGTTGGTGCGGAGCCTGAGGTCGTTGGATCTACTACACTGGCCTGGAATCTACACTTACAAGAATTTAATGTTTTACCACACAACTCTTCCCTTCTCCAATACTCACTTGTAAGATTAGGTACAATAGCAGTACCGCCGGAACCAGAATTATGTGCTTTAATACAATAGAAAACAGTGGTAACTGTTTTACCGTTTAAAGTAACATTAGCTTTTACCAAATCTCCTACACTATAAGCTGTAGAAGCTGCATGGTCTGTATACGGAAAAACCTCTTTCCAATAACTAGTAGCAACGTCTTGTGCTGTGTGAGAGTATTGCGATAAAAAGTATTTTCCACTGCTTGCTTGAATTACATAATCATCTTGTTCATAGCTACCAGAGGGGTTCCAACTAGTTGCATTTGCAGACAACCAGGTCTGACTTACTAAAGGGTTGTCCTCAATATTAAAAAATACATTATGATTAATAATGGCGTCGTTGGCACCTACTGTCTGACGATTGGAATCTGTTGCCCAGCTACAACCCCCTTTATTATACACCTGATACCCTTGATACATCCAACTACAAAATTTACCTACCATTAATCTTCGAGGTAAAGTTATTCCTTCTAAGTCATATATAGCCGAAACTTCAAAAGTTATTGTTATGTTATTTTCTGAACTTATTCTATCAATTACATAAGTTACTTTATTCAACTCTTTAGGAGGGCTAGATAAATCCGGTGACTCACCTACTAAGTATTTTTTTAAGGTTTGACGCCTGGTAAGGCGTTGTCCTATTAAGTCTTTATTTGTATAACTTCCTAGCACACCTTTGAAAGTTGTCCCTACATTAGCTACTGTGAAATTTGGTCGATTTATAGCACCTTCTGCACTTATATCTAATCCCTCGACCATCATTGGAAACGGAGTGTAAGTTTTTATAGCATATCCAGGATCAACATTCTCTCTAAATTGAACAGTGGTAAGGTCGGATTCTAATCCTGGATGAAAGTATAAAATAGACCCATCGGGTAGTTCTAACTCGAAAAGGTCTATAAGAGGGCCAATCTCTTGCCCTTGTACGTCTGTTGCAATTAAGTTTGTCATGCTTCGTAAACTCTTCTAAAGGTTGTGGTTAAAGTATAAAAATTATCATATTCAAAATTTGTATTGTACTGCTCACATACTACTTGTACAGTATGCTCTCCTGTGTTAGTAGTGTTATTTGAGTCGGGTAATGTGAAAGGAAACTTTGTAACTCCAGCTTTTCCATCAAAAAAGTCCACAATATCGTCAATATCCTCTTTGGTTCTGTTTTTAAAAGATACAGAATACTTCTCTTCTATAGAATTTATGCCGTTTGCTACTCTTTGCTCATAGCCGTCTCCAAAAGAGGCGCGCAATACTTTAGGCGCACTTGTTCTAGTCATTGTTCTATCGGGTACTACATTGCCTAGAGTACCTCCTACATTGAATCCTACTGCCATTATGCTGCTCCGTACGGGCTAAGTATACCGCCCGACCGTTTTTGATTTTGAAGTTCTTTTTGTACCGCTACGGCAACTGCTTTGCCAAGTTTTTCTTGGTTCATACCACCATCTGCTTGTGTAGTAGTTTGTCCGTCAGAAGAAATATTTACAGTTACATTATTTACTTGACCAGATGCATTTCCGAGGTCTACAGGTATAGATTTTCCGTTTGGAAGAGGTACAACGGCTTCCGTTCCATGAAGAACAGCAGGATAACCCGAAGTAGAGCCGCTTGCTATACCGCCAGAGGAGTATCCTTGTACCTTCTTACCTTCATCCATAATTCCACCATTTCTAAACTCCATTCCAAACAGGCCATCAGGAAACATAGCTTTTAGTGCCGCCATGGCCATCATCTCTGACAGAATTTTTGCTATAGATCCTAGCACGCCTTGAGCCATACCTGCAAAACCTTCTTTTATGCTCATAGTACCAGTTATTATCCCCTGAAAAGCATTTGTAAAGGCGCCGCCTAAGCTCTCTGCCACACCTATACCAATTTGTCCTATATCAGTTAGTGCGAATTCTGCATGTTTGATTTTATTGTCCGTCTCTTGAAGTTCTAAATTAAGCTCTTTTTGTGCCGAAGCATAAGCTGTAACATTTGTACCCGCCTTTCCTGCTGTCATATCCGATGCAAATACTTTTTTATT